CGTATACACGTTCAACCAGAGGACCCAGATTAAGGTAGATTGAATCAGTATCAGAAGCAATAACATAGTCAACTCCATCAGTTTTGAGAATCTTGTTTAGGTAGGAATTCATCTTGTTCTCAATCCAGCGGATAGATACCTGACCAGAAAGAGTGATTGCCTCAGCATTTGCTAGATTGTAATAACGGAAGTATTGATTTCCGATGGCACCATAGGCAGAGTTAAGCTGGATCTTCCTTGCCATCTGAATGTTGTTGTATTTACTAATTGCTTTGGTCAATTCCTGAGATGGATTCTTTTCATACTCTTGCTTTGCCATAAGCATTAGCTTTTTAGACTGGACACGTTCATCGTAGATCTTCTGCATCATCTCTGGCAGAAAACCATGAATGTCTTTGCGATACTGAGATCCATTTGCACAGAGACAATATTTTGGATCGGGTTGAATCTCTTGGTTTAGGATCCTTTCAACAGTCGCAGTGGGATGTCGCCTTTCGGTAAGTGTCTCTGGCGAGATGTTGTACTGCATAATAAGATGGGGATACAGGCTATTAAGGTCAAAACTAACCACCCAATCATAACGCCCAGGAATCGGTTCTTTGACATATGCTCCAGCGTACTTTTCGCTTTTATCGCTACGTTTAGAGGGAGGAACAACAATATTCTTATCGCGAAGAAAGTTGTAGATTAAGGTATCCCACATGCGTACCTGGAAGTACACATCTTTCATGTTTACCTTAGCGTCATATGCAAGAGCAATAGCAAGTTCAACGAGTTTCATTTTTTCTTCAAGGCGAAGAACAAGCTCCACGTCCTTGATGTTGTAGTCGATGAACTTTTGCCAGTTACGAGTATAGAACTCCTTGAAGTTCTCAAACTCACTGTGGTCCAATTTGTTCTGTCCCAATTCTACATAGGCTATATGATCCAATCTATACGATTCTTGGTTCGTATATGTGAACTTTTTATACAAATCAAGGTAATCCAAAACATTAACACCATAGATGTTGTAAATGATTTGCTTCCTTCCTTTGATTTCCATCTCCTCTCGGTGAACAATTCCCCAAGGGGAGATCTGCTTCATTTCCTTTTCCCCAAACAGACGTTCCAAACGTCCACAAATGTACGGGATATCATACAGCTCCACATTCCATCCCGTGAGCACATCTGGAAATGCAGTTGACCAATAAGATAAGAAAGAACGGAGCAGATGTTCTTCACCGTCACACAGAATATATTCAACATCCTTGCGATCTGTCTGATAGGGTTTCGTACCCCATACCTTAATCTTCTTGGAGGTATAGTCCTGGACTGTAATCGATAGAAGCGGTTCAGCGCACTCTTGCACGTTAGGAAAACCATTTTCACATGCAACTTCAATATCAAGCGACGTAATCTTAAGAGCCTTAAGATTATAATCAACTTCTCCTGGGTACTCCTCTGAGACAAATTGATATAAGAAACGGTCATATCCATGGACTTCAAAACCCTGTACTTCCCGATACCTATCTATGAACTGACGAGCTTCACGAACGGATTCGAACTTGATAGGCTTGGCGTAGCGACCATCCAAGGTCTTGTGCTTTGTCTGCTTATCAGTAACAACAAAAAGAGTCGGAGAGAACTTCATCTTCCTTTGGATACGCTCAAGCAACCCGCCAGGTCCCTCTTCATATCCAAGGTAGAGAAGGTCATCTCCGACCAATTGAACGTTTGTGTAAAAACTCATTTAGTCACTTGCTCATACTTCAAGCGGATCTCCTCCGCTGGTTCTACTATTGTAGCAAGTGTTTCGGAATAAAGCAAGATCTCGTCATCATTTGACCAGATTGGCCAAGGAGCTAGAGTGCCGTCATCTCGAACCATATATGGTTGGGAGAGATGGCAAGCTGGTTCCTCATCCAGTTGCTCCACCTTGGAGATCAGGGTCATTCCCGTTCTCAGAATCACTAACATCGTTTTCATTTTCTTCATCCTCTCGTAAGATTTTTTCAGCTTCTTCAAAAATAGATTCCATATCCAATTCATTAAGACCCTTACCTGCAAGCATAGCTTCATGCTTCTTGAAGTTTTCTTCGTAGGTATCCTCTTTGATTGCAGAAATATATTGCTCTGCAATTGTATCCAAAGGATCATATGCAGTTAGCACATGATGACCAGGAAGGAAAAAGTCTCTCTCTTTACTCAGAGGAGCCCAGGGGAACCAGTGCAATTGATATCCCTTTTCTCTATTAAAGATAATACCACCGTCTACATCAGAAACAATATCTAGACGAAATGGTTTGTGTAAATGAAAACCGATCGGATCATTACTTTCAGGAGAACAGATCTCCTTTACTTCACTAATGATTTCTTCACCAGATTTCAACAACAAAAGCTTTACGCTCATTCTACTTCACCGCCCATTTTACGAACATTCTCGATGTATGTATCTCGAAGGCTAGGAACTGGTTCAAGAATAGTTGCAACAAAAGAAGTATTAATTGCCATCTGAACATCTGCACTCAGAGGACACCAAGGTTCATAATGAACTTTAACTTCTGGATCAAGCACAATACCTGTACCATCAAGTTGTGGTTGATCGTAAGTAACTTTGTATGGAAAATTAAATACCCAAGCTTGACGTTCTCCAGTATCTTTATGCACTGCTTCCTGAACATCGGCAATCACACGTTCACCATTTACAAGAACTACAACTTTAACTCTATCTGCGTTGATCATATTTTCAAGTAGTTTTACTATAGATTATAGAGGGGTTCTTGGTCTTTGTCAAGAACCCCTCAGCGCCGACGATATTTGGCGCAACTATTTAGAGGTAATCTTTACGAGCATGATGTTCTGGAATAACCTTACCAAGAACAATTGTCAGTAATCCATTATCAAAGGTGACATCTCGTACTTCTGTATCATCTGAGAGTGTCCATACTCTTTTGAAAGATCGTTGAGCCAATCCCTTATGGACGTAACGTGTGTCAGATTCTTTATCTTCCTTTTGTCCTTCAACAAAAAGTTTTCCATACTCCGTGTACACATTCACTTCTTCATTTTTAAATCCAGCTAGTGCAATTTCCAGACGTGATTCTACGTTACTTACCTGAACAAGATTGTATGGAGGATAATTTGAAGTGGTTTCATGAAGATTGAATAGACGGTCAAAGTACTCGTCCATTCCAATACTGTTGCGAGTGATCTTTTCCATCAGGGTGGGAAGATCCGCAGCCGTATAACGGGTAACATTAGTCATTATGGTAGCTCCTTTAAAAGCGAGTTTGTGTTTTGTGGACCCTTTCGGCATCCAATACTATTTAACCACAAAACGAAAAAGAGAGGAACGGTAAAAACCGAACCTCTCTTTAGGGTGTTCCGACTTTTGTAGAGACCGCACGAAAGATCTCACAAATATTTATACTGCCTTTTTCTTTCCGATGTTGTACTTACTCTCCAGTGTCCAATCATTCTTTTCCTTGTAAGAAAGAACTTTGATCTGACTCAGAGGAGCTACATCAACTACATCATCCTTCTTAGCAACAGTGATCAGACCCCAATCACTAAGCAATTGAATAATACGATTCCTTCTCTGTACATCGTTAATGCTAAGATTTGCTTTCTTACCATCAAGAGCAAACAACTCTTTAAAGTGTACGATGTAATACCTACCTTGCTTATGAAGGATGTGGCAAGACTGATAGAGTTTCTTTTCTTTGCGAGAAGCAACACCAATCCTGGTTAAGGTCTCACGAACTTTTAAGAAATCATCTGGTTCATTCAAGCTAACTTCAACCATGCAATCGGAAGTCCAATACACTTCCTGCTCAGCGACCGCTGTCATCTTTTTCCTCCCATGTCATGTTTTGTTCTAATAAAATCAAGTTGTTGTTCAGTTAGAAGAGTGAGAGCGATCTTTGCTTTTTCGTTGCTATAACCATAGTAACTTTTTACATGCTCTAGATCGTCAATCTTAGCTTTCTTCAACCAAGGTGAAAACCGTTTTCGTTTCCTAACGATATTTATATAAAAATCATATTGCATCCTCTTATCTAGATGATGCGCTTTGTTCATTTCGTTTGCAAACAGAACAGTATCAACGTGTCCAGCAAGACACTTGTTGATAATGTAAGGAGGATATGCTTTTTCTAAAGTAGGATCTTCTTCTAGAATATTTTGTTTGTTATCATTAATACTGTTTAACCAGTCCTTCAATTCTGCCATAATTAAGTGATAATCTTAGTTGGACCAACGACTCCAGTTCCACCACTATTGACCTTGTAAATAGCAACAGAACCACTCTTGAGGGTCACATGAACCTCATCACCATTAATCAACGCAAACTGTGCATTTGGACAGAACGTTGATAGAGCTCCTCTTGTAGTGTGATACAGTTGGCAGTAACCACTACGGAGAACACGCACCCCTAAACTTCCCATAATTAGTAAGAATCAATTCACGACGGTCTTGTTGGTCTGCCATGTAATCTCCAGTAGATCGCATGGTATAAGTGTGGGCATAATCATACTGACACCATTCAGTAAACCTTTGACAAATGTCTGGATGATTGTTGTATGAGATCATGATGTTGCATAACCAGCAATCCATCTCATCAGCAAAACGAGAGTGATCAAATCCCTTGTGCATACTTCCTTTATTGCCATAGAGATTATCTTTAATGTCATAGGGAGGATCCGCATACACAAAGACATTCTTATCATCAGACTTAAGATGATCGTATGACAAGTTTGTAATCCTCCACTTCTCAATTACTTTTGAGTAGTCTGGGAACTTTTCAATTCCTCGCAAGGTGAAGTTGGCGACGCTTGCTTGTTTTGAGAAGGAGGAAGATTCAGTAAGACCAGAAAAAGAGCACTTATTGACAATCCAAAAATCAATAGCTCTCTGGTAGTTATTTGCTGTTCCGTCATTTAGTTCACTTTTAGCTTTAAGAAATACCTGTTCGGCTCTTGCGTAATATGAGTTGAGTTCTACAGAGTCTGATTTGTCGGGAACAACTCCAAGATCATTTTTAATTTGAGTTAGATCTTTACACATCTCAGGTCCAAACGCCTGAAGTTGTTGCCAAAAGTTAACCAGTGGCTCATAAAGATCATTTACCCAAACCACTCTACCTGGAAAAGATTTGGCAACTTCTATTGCCATACTACCACCACCTAAGAAAGGTTCTCTATATTCAGAGAACGGTTCATCAGGCAAATATT